TTGGGCCGGACGAGTCCTATCGGAAAGTAAGGATTTCTGGAATAATCGGGATCTTTACTGCGAGGGGGAAATGGCATTCTTTAATGATAGCTCTCAGCCCCCGGCAGAGTATCGCGGCCTCTCTGTTCGTGCATATTTGGAACGTCTGATTGCTGTCCACAACTCCAAGGTAGCTGCAAACCGGCAGTTCTCCCTTGGGGCTGTGACAGTAGTCGACAAGAACTTTCCAATCTATTACACGAACTATGAGAAGACCATGGAAATTCTCAACACCTTGGTCGAGCAGTATGGCGGCCATCTCAGAGTGAGAAAGGTAAATGGTGTCCGATATTTGGACTACTTGGCAGAATACCCCGATACATGCAGCCAAGTGATTCAGTTTGGGTCAAACCTTATTGATTTCACTCGAAAGTGGGACTCGACTGAGTTTGCAACTGTCATTGTTCCTCTTGGTAACCGGCTTGAGGACAGCCCCATTGAAGCTTTGGACGCTTATCTGACTGTGGAAAGTGTAAACCGGTGCAGTATGTACGTCCAGTCCAATGAAGCTGTGGCTGCATATGGCTGGATTGAGAAGACTGTCACATGGGACGATGTCAGTGATCCGGCAGTTCTGCTGGAGAAGGCGAAGACCTATTTAACTGACATTCAGTTCGATAACTTGGAACTGGAGCTAAGCGCACTGGATCTGCATTATCTGGATGTCAAAACCGAAGCGGTAAAACTCTTGGACGAGATTCGGGTCATATCCCGCCCTCATGGATTGGATCGGATGTTCCCGGTTAAGAAACTGGACATTCCGTTGGACAATCCAGAGCAGACACAATTCACCCTCGGTGACGCAGTGAAAACGAGTCTGACCAGCGTGAATAATCAGACCAGCGCCGCCATTCTGCAAAAGATTGAGGCCCTGCCCAAAGCCCACTCCATTCTCAAAGAGGCGAAGGAGAATGCCACTCAGATCATGAATATGGCCACCACTGGCTATATCACTATCACCAAGGACCAGTACGGCTCGGAAACTCTTTATATTTCCAATGTCCGTGACTATACAAAGGCCGATAAGTTGTGGAAATGGAATATGAATGGTCTCGGCTACTCCAACGATGGCGGGAAGACTTTCGGTTTGGCTATTACGATGGACGGTTCTATTGTGGCTGACTACATTACCACCGGCGTACTTAATGCAGATGTTATCCGGGCTGGAGTTCTCAAAGACTACGGTGGAAACTTTAGTCTTGATTTCGAGACCGGAAAACTGACCATGAAAAAGGGCTCTATCAATATCGGAAACGGTAATTTTACCGTTGATGAGGACGGAAACCTTTTTGCACGTCGAGGAACCTTCGCGGGAACATTATCCGGCGCTAAGGGAACATTCGGCGGCCAGCTTGTCGCAGCAAGCGGCGACTTAAAAGGTGTTGTACAAGCATCCGACTTCCTTGACCGTTATGGTCGGAGCATGATGAGTGGGGATAAGTTTGCCTCCGATTATCTGGACCTGTATGGACTGACCATCCGGAATAAGAACACTGGAGCCATTACATTCGCGGTAAGCTCCACCGGCGTCATCACCATCAACGGCAACGTCACTATGGGCGCCGGAAGTTCCATCAACTGGGCGCAGGTGACCAATCAAAATCTGGCCTACAACCCCGCATACTCGCTGGCCGATAGCGCCAGGACAACCGCGAATCAGGCGTACTCACTTGCTGACGATGCCTACTACGAGGCTCAGGCCGCCTATAACCGAGCGAACCAGGCTTATAAAATGGCTAACTCCATTGAAATGCCTTGGTATATTAAATCCACTTACATTGATGCTACCACCATCAAATCCCCAGTTATCGAAGGTGGGGAATTCTACGGAGGCGAGTTTAACGTCATCGCTGGGAGCAGCTATGGAAGTTTCAACCTGTATGGTCCTTATGGCAACAGCCGGTATCATATGCTCACCATCAGCTACTACGAGGGCGATGCTCCCTACATCGACATTTACAGTCCTTGTGGCGGCTACATCACCATCGGTGGACGTAGCGGTGTTGTTTATTTTTCGGGACATGTAGACTTCAGTGGAGCTACCGTTACAGGTTTGGATTAAAAAGGAGAATCATCATGAAAAAGCGATTGAAAAACTCCCGGATGGCAGAGATGATGGTTAATCTACGGCCACTTCTGTCTCATCGGGATAAAATCGGGTATATCGCCGCCCGAAACTACCGTGTATTAGGCGAGGCCCTTACTGAATATGAGACGTTCCGCAACAGCCTTATTGAGAAATACGGTGAAGAGATCACCGACGGGCATGGACAGACCACCATTGGCGTAAAGATCGACTCCCCGAAGTTCAAGGACTTTTGCGACGAGCTGGCCCCGTTCAACGAGATGGAACACGAGGTCGAACTCATGATCGCCAAGTATGAGGATGCTATCGGCTGTCTCACCGGAGAGGAGATTCTGGCTGTCGATTGGATGTTTGAGGATTAGGAAGGGGTGAGCTAATTGGCAAACATCAGCACCTATCTGCAAAAAATCTTATCCGCTATCTATGGCGAAGAGGTGCGTGGTTCTATTCATGACGCTCTCTCCGCTATGAACGTGGAGTCATCCAGCGCCATGGAGTATGCCAAAACGGCTAAGGATTCAGCGGCCGCATCAGCGTCTACTGCATCAATCAAAGCCACAGCAGCCTCCGCCTCAGCTCAAGCTGCGAAGACTTCCGAAAACAACGCTAAAATTTCCGAGACCAACACGAAGACTTCAGAGATCGCCGCCACGAACAAGGCCAATGAGGCCACTACGGCGGCTGCGGAAGCGAAAACCTCTGAAACGGCTGCCGCCAACTCAGAGTCTGTCGCCACCCAGAAGGCTCAAGAAGCCGCTGATTCTCAGAATGCTGCTGCATTAAGCGAAGCTGAGGCAAAGGCTGCCGAAGAAAGGGCTAAAACGGTAAGGTCTGAGGTGGAAACCCTTGGCGCTCAAGCTACAGCAGACAAAACGGCCGCAGAAGCGGCTAAAGTTGCTGCCGAGCTTGCCCGAGACGATGCTCTCGCAAGTCAAAATGCGGCAAAAAGTTCTGAAAATGCTGCTTTGGTGTCCAAGACGGCTGCCGAGCTTGCTGAGGGCGATGCTGAGGCCGCAAAGACTGCTGCTTTGGCCGCCAAGGTCGCCGCCGAAGCCGCTCGGGATGCCGCTGACGAAGATGCGGACGCCGCCGCACAAGCGGCCGCTGACGCTGCTGCCAGTGCTCTTTCCGCTCAGCAATATAGCGGTAAGCCGCCTAAGCCGCAGGATGGAACCTGGTGGATCTGGGACGCTGCTCAGCAGAAGTATATCGACAGCGGTATTGGTTGTGATTTGGTTGGCCCCACCGGCAACGGCATTGAAAACATCCAACTCACTAAAGGTGACCATACTCCTGGCACTGCGGATATTTACACAGTGACTATGACGGATGGAACAACCTATAACATTTCCGTTTATAACGGACGGAACGGTACAGGTACCGGCGATGTACTCGGAATCTGGTTCGATCTGGTGATCCCCGCATCCGGATGGGCCAATGGCGAAATTACTATCGCCGATAGCCGTTTGATAGCCCTGTCCACCCACAAGTATTTTGTCAGTGCGGACGAGGCCAGCCGTGAGGAATATCTGGAATGCAACGTGCAGCCCAGAGACATCACCACGACTGGTTTTATCACGTTCAAGAACGATACCGACCCGTCGGAGGATATCACAGTGAATGTGATTCGCTTTGAGCTGTCTGCCAATGGAACAACATGATAAGGAGGTGTGATGCTTGAAGATTAATATTTTGGACACATGGGCCGTCATTGTCGAGGACGATACCCTTCGGCAAAACTCGACTAAAACCTATGAGGTGGAGTTTAACTTCGCTGAGAGCTGGGACGGATACTCCAAGACGGCCATCTTTGAAGCAGGCCCCGCCAGCGTCATCGTTGCTCTGACGGAAGACCGGTGCACTATTCCGGCCGAATGCCTGAAGCATGGAAGTGTCAAGCTCAAAGTCGGTGTGTATGGCGTAAAAGGTGAAGAGCGTAAGGGGACCGTCTGGTGCGTCGGCAGCATGATTATCCCGGATGCTACCATGAACATGGGCAGCTCTTCGGGGAACCCTTCTCCGGATGACGTGTATTCCGAAATTATGGCCGCTATCGGCGATCTCTCTGCCGCCGGCTTCGAGGGTAAGACTTTGGCTGAGGTCTTCAAGGAGATCAAGAACAGCGTCTGCGAGACAGCAACCGACGAGGAAGTCAAGGATGCTTTGAACACCGCATTCGGCGCAAAAACCGATCCCTCTGAGCATCCTGAGGAACTTCCCAGTAATACGGCCACTGATAAAGAAGTCAGTGATCTTCTCGACGATGTTTTCGGCTGACAACCGCAAACAAATATTTTTAAGGAGGACATAAATATGTCTAAGCACACTACTCTCGACCAGCTGAAGATGCTGGCTCAGCGTACCAAGACCGAGATCGACAAGGTCGATACCAAAGTGGACAAGCTGTCTGAGCGGGTGGATGATATTGCCACCGTTGGCGGCGAGCCCAATGTCATCACCGAGATCAAGAACAACGGCACTGCCCTGGCTGTTGCCAATAAGGGCGTCGACATCGGCCCTTCCATCGCCGAAGCCGTGGACGCCGCTGACCACCTGACCAAGAAGAAGGTAACCTCCGTAGCCGACATCGACCCTGCCGCCGACGGTGCCGACAAGTTCATCTACCTGGTGCCCAAGACCGACTCTGACGAGGACGACGTGTACGACGAGTACATGATTCTGGACGGCAAGGTGGAGCATGTGGGTAACACCAAGGTGGACCTGAGCGGCTACGTCCAGAAGGAGGATGGCGCTGGCCTCTACCCCGATGCCGACAAGGAGAAGCTGGCTGGCATCGTGATGGCCGAGGACGCTGAGATCACCGCCATGCTGGACGAGGTCTTCGGGGCGGCTCAGACTGAACCGACGCCTCCTGAGACCACCGAGCCCTGAACAATCTGAGAGGGGATGGAG